TACACAGGAGCTGGCGGCAAATACGAGCCTGCTGGCATTGTCCACCGGGGCGAGTATGTTATTGATGCCGAACGCACCAGACAGATTGGAGTTGGCAATTTAGAGCGTTTGCATAAAGGTTATGCAGACGGTGGCTACGTTGGTAATTCGTCGTCAACAGGAGGCGGAGTTGTTATCAACATTAAGAACGAAGCAGGCGCAGAAGGCTATAAAGCCACAGCACAAGCCAAAACCAACAGCGACGGTGGACTAAACATTGATGTATTAGTGCGCCGTGTTGTGTCGGCTGATATGTCTAGTAATGGCGCATTAGCGCAACAGATGGCTAATACCTTTGGTTTACGGAGAGCAATCTAATGGCAACGCTACCTAGTTATGTTGAAGTTTCTTTTGATGGATTTCGCATTCAAAAAGAATCAGGCATTATTAGAACTGAGTTTGAGAATGGCCCCCCGCGACAAGCTAAGTTTAAATCTCGGACAATGAAAACCCGTGAAGCGCAATTGTTTATTAAAAGCAAAGCAAACTTTTTGGAATTTGAAACATGGTTTGCTGAGGATTTGGCGCAAGGTTCATTATTCTTTAATATGACAGACCCAGTTTCAGGAAGTACTATTGAAGCTAGATTTGTCGGTGGGGTTTACTCTGCAAGTCCAACTTCTCCAACCTTAGAACAGTGGGAAATAAGCTGTCAGATTGAAAACTGGAGTGCTTAATGCCTCGCGCATACTCAGCCCAATATAAGTCAACCCTTGCCAAAGTATCAATGGAAGAAACGCCATTGATCTTGTTAGAGATTGACCACCCTGATTTGCCCTCTCCGGTTCGTGTTGTTAATGACACGATAAATATTACAAGCAACGGCAATGAATACATTGCCTTTCCATTTAACTGCGTTTTGCCAGACGATTACGAGAATAGGCTCCCCAGAGCGATTTTAAGTATCTCTAACGTGGGTAGAGACCTTATGCAATGGTTAGAGACTAGCGATGGTGGCAACGGTGCTACGGCTCGATTTCAACAGGTTATGCGGTCAAGACCCGACCAAGTTGAATGGGAGATAACCATGAGCTTGTTTAATGTGACCGCCAATAACCTTGAAGTATCGGCTGAGCTAGGGTTTGAAAACTTATTTGCCAAACCTGCATCATCTATTAGCTATCGTCCCGAAACGGCAAAAGGCTTGTTTTAATGCACTGGTCAGAAAACTACATTGGCAAACCTTACAGACTAGGCGACGCTGATTGTGCGTCTTTAGTCTGTGAAGTGCAAGAACAAGAGTTTGACGGCACAGTGCCAGAGTTTGTTTTAGCTATGCGGGAAAACACTAGGCTAAAGCGAGTTGAGCAATTGGAGTCTTTGGCACGGGAAGCAGTGACACCAACAGATAATCCAGACGAGGGCGACGTTGTTTTAATGCTTTGCAGAGGGCGACCAAGCCACGTTGGGGTTTTTTGTGTTGTTGATGGGGAACCAAGCGTACTTCATGCAATGGAAAACGCTAAAATGGTTGTGCGTCACAAAATCCGTGATTTAGAAAAGTTTTGGCTAAAGGTAGAGGGTTACTACAAATGGAACTAAATCCAATTGCCAAAGAGTTAAATATTGCTTATCAGCCTCACCCAGTTGCGCCTTTAGCAGGTCGCACGGGTTTAGTAGCGGTACTCGATGGTGAGACTTCTGTGCGTCGGGTTTTGTTGATGGCAGGAATTGATCCACATCAGCCAATTACCATTCAGTTAGACGGGGAAATGCTAACCGTTGAAGAATGGGATAGTGTTTACCCTAATGAAGGTCAATTATTAAGCGTACACGCAACGGTACAGGGTGGCGGGGGCGGTGGTTCTAATGTATTGCAGATTATTGCAACGATTGCTATTGTCGCTATATCTGTTGCTTTAGCCGCCTCAACCGCTGGCATACTAGGCGTTGCAATTGCCGGTAGCTTAACAGTTGGCATGGTCGCTGGTGCTGTCGTTTCAGTCGCTGGCTCCCTTATTATCGGCGCTATCTTTGCACCTAAGCCACCGGCAATGCCAAATGCACCAGCGGCTGTGTCACCAACGTACAGCCTCTCTGGGGGGCAGAACAGGGCTAGACCTTACGAACCTATGCCGTTTGTCATGGGAACGCACAGACTGTTCTTAGACTATGCCTCAAGACCTTACACAGAGTACCAAGGCAACGATCAATATTTGTACCAGATTTTTAACCTAAGTTTGGGCAATATTACAGCGTCAGATTATAAGATTGGCACAACGCCAATTGATTCATATTCTGATTATGAGTTTGTAACCGCTGATACTAATGGTCGGCTGTTAGCGTTTCCGGGCAATGTGGACTCATCCGCAGGGGCGGTGTTGACAAAAGCGGGTGGTGCTGTTTCTCGAAACACATCGGTAGACACCGAGCAGATTGGCATTGACTTAGAGGCAAGTCTGTTTTTTGCTGCTGATAACGGCACACTACAAAACAGATCAGTGGAAATTCTAATTGAGATTAGAAACCTAGCAAGTGGTGGTTTCTTTTCACCTGCTTTGACTGTTTATGGTGATAACGCCAATTACAACTTAAGCAATGGTGTTTTGACTATCACTGGGAATAGCCAAAGACCAATTAGGATAACGCTCTTAACTAGAGTGACTGTCTCTCAATACGAGGTCAAGATTACCCGTCTGACAGATGACAGCACAAACTCTCGTGAGCAGACGCAAACCAATTGGTCAGTGTTGCGTTCGTACCAGCTAGATGACACAGATTACAAGGGTCAAAACCGAGTCGGCTTGATTATAAAAGCCACCGAGCAATTAAACGGTGCAGTACAAACCTTGTCAGCCAACATTGTTGCTCAGGCGACTTACTGGAATGGCACGGCATGGGTCACAGGCGTAACGTCTAACCCAGCCCACTGGTTTATGCACTTTGCTCGAGGGGTGTACAACTCCGACAATAAGCTGATGTACGGCATTGGGCTGACTGATTCGCAGATTGACTTAGCCTCATTGGTTGTTTGGGCTAACTTTTGCGCCACCGAAAGCTTGACATTTAACGGCGTGATTGACTCAACGCTTACGGCGGCTGATGTCCTGACAATGCTTGGCACTGTCGGTCTGGGTTCACCTAGCTGGGCGAGTGGCAAGCTAGGCGTTATCTTTGATTCTCGCAACGCATCGCCTGTCATGGCGTTTGGCATGAGCAACATCATTCGGGATTCGTTTGAGGTTGCCTACATAAGCGAAAACTTAGCCGAAGAAATCGTTGTCAGGTTTTCCAACGTAGACAAAGATTACGAGCAAGAAGAAGTCAGGGTTTTAGCGCCTGATGTCGTCACACCGGCTAGAACCAGTGCGATTGATTTGTTTGGTTGCACCAATGAAACGATGGCAGGTAAGTTTGCCAATTACATTGCGGCGCAACAATACTATCGTCGTCGTCGTGTCACTTGGCAATCTGACTTTGAAGGTTTCGTTTGTCAGCGTGGGGACGTTGTTTTACTGTCGCATGATTTGACTCAATGGGGTTATAGCGGACGGTTTGTCAACGTCAATGGCAACATTGTCACGCTTGATCGCTCAGTGCCAAGACAGAACCAGATTGAATATTTGATGCTTGTGCGTCCCGATGGCACAACAACCACCTATGACGTAGCGGCGACCACAGACGAAGAATCGGATACGCTTACGATAATTAATGATGTAATTACATTCCAAAACGGCACAAATTTAATCGACCATCGCTGGACGTTTAGCCCGTTAGAAACACCGGGCAAGAAACTCAAGATTCTATCGGTGCAACCAGCCTCAGATTCTCGTTTGCAAATTGTCGCCACTGACGAATCAGCAGAATTTTACGATGCTTGGGACGGTACTTTTGTCGCACCACCTGTTGACACAGTGTTACCGGCAATTGCAGTGGCGGTTAACAACCTGACAATCAGCAACCGTGTGGCGTTTGTCAATGGCTATTTAACCAACCGAGTCGCTATTGCTTGGGGCGTTACAGGTTCTGTGCTGTATTCACGGGTCAATATTTACCTTGATGGCAATCTGATTCAGCAGATACCCGAAGCGCTAATCCCATTTGCTGAATTAGACATTGGGGGCGGTGGTTCAGTCTTTGTCGAAGTCACGCCTTACGGATTAACTGGTGCGGGGCTAACGCAGACCACAACACTGGCTCTGTCAGCGCTAGACTTTCCTGCACCACCGGACACGGTAACTTTAGTCAGCGGCGAAGGCGATAGGGCGGCAACCTTTGAATGGACACCCGTTCTAGGCGTTCAGTCTTATGTTATTGAGGTAGTGGTTGCAGGGGCTGTTAAGCGGTCTGTGAACATCGGCAATACGCTGTCTTACACTTACACCCTAGAAACAGCACAAGCGGATGGTGGGCCATTCAGAGCGTATACCTTCCGTGTTTATTCTGTTAACCAAACCGGACAATCCACAACTTTCACATCGGCTGAGTTTAACAATCCTCAGATTGGTCAATTGTCTAACGTCTCTTTGACTCCGATGCCATTGTCGTTGATTTTGCGTTATACAACACCAAACGATGCTGATTTTTCTGGTGTTCAAGTTTGGATTTCAACAGACACAAATTTTGCACCAGACAACTCGTTTTTATTGTACGACGGTCAAGAAGATTACATTTCTATTGAATCTGATGCGTCTGGTGTTCCGCTGGAAAGAGGAACCACATATTTTATTTACGTTGCAGGATACGACACATTTGGAAAAGATAACTTAACACTAAGTGGAAAGCTAAACAGTCAAATTACTTCTGTGCCTTGGGAGTCAATTGAATCATTAGTAACAGAAGAAGTCATTTCCGCTGGATTAAATGCTCGTATCGACTTAATTGATACGACTGGGGATGCTGATTTCCCTTTAGGCTTAATCGAGGGTTTGCGAGATACCAACACAGCAACCAACATCTTAGACAACCAAGTCGATGACCTTGGCGTTAAGTTGTTGGAGTCAGCGCTAAAGGTTCAAGAAAACACCGACCTTTTATATGACGCAGGCGTGACGGTAGACAGCACCACGGGCGAGGTGTACATTTTTGCGGTTAGGGAAAACACCAATGAGTTAAACGAAGTTGGTATTCGCCTCGATGCGGCTGAAGCAAACATTACGCTCAGAGCGACAACCGTTTACGTTGATGACGCTATCGCAACAGCAGTAATTGACCCTTCGCAGATTGCTGAACTCGGCGACTTACAAGCTAGGATTGCTGAGGCAGAGATTGAGATTGACGGCTTAGATGCGGCTATAACGCTCAAAGCAGACTTAACCGTAGTCAACAGTCAGGGCGCAAGGTTAACGAGCGCTGAGGTCGATATAGACGCTTTAGAGGGGCAGATTGTCCTTAAAGCTGACAACATTGAGTTAGAAAACACCACAGCAAGGGTTACAACCGTAGAAACAGAGCTAAACGCTCTTGATGTGGCAAGCATTACGCAGTCTGTAACTGACGTTAAGTTTGTAGAAAGAGCGCAAAACCAGATCGCCGAAACCCAGCTAAGAGACATTTTGACGGGCGAGGCGAACTACGACAACCTTGATCGAGGCATTGCCACAGCATCCACAGACCTAAGAGCGTACACAGACGGTCAATTGATTGCAGAGGCAACCGCTAGACTTCAGTTAGCGGCTGACCTTGGCAATACCAGTGCGGCGCTAGAGCAAGAGTCTATTGCACGGGCAACAGCAGATGGGGCGCTATCCTCGCAAGTGACAACGCTTCAATCTACTGTTGGCGAAAACACCACTGCGGTGCAAGTTACATCCGAGACGGTTGACGGTATTCAAGGCAAGTATGCGGTCAAGATTGATAACAACGGTTTTGTGACTGGCTATGGGCTGATTAGCGAACCAAATAACGGCGTACCAACATCCTCATTTTTTGTTCTTGCTGATAAGTTTGCTATTGCTTCACCCACTTCTACAGACCCAACGGGCGATTTGAGTGTCCCGTTTTTTGTGTTGACATCGCCTCAAATAATTGATGGAAAATCTTTTGATGCAGGCGTTTACATCAAAAAGGGAAACATCAGCACGATTGATGCTGACTCTATTACCACTGGATTTATTGATGCCAGCGTAATTGAGTCAGGGTCAATTACTGCTCAAAAAATAGACAGCCGTGGGCTAACAATTAAAGATAATTTTGGTAATATTATTTTTGGTTCTGGCACAAATCTTGATTGGTCGCTTGTTTCTAATCAGCCAGCAGACATTTTTAACAATAACATTTCAATAAGTCCTGATGGAACATTGGTTGGCGCAGGAGGCGGTTCAGTTTCTTTGTCTGGTTTAGGTGCTGGTGCGTTTGCAACCCTTAGCACGTTAACAAAGCAAAATATTGGCACTTATATCGCATCGGCGGCTATCGGTACTGCGCTTATTGAAAATTTAGCTGTAACAAATGCGCTAATTGCTAATCTTGCAGTGACAAACGCTAAAATTGCAGACCTTGATGCAGGAAAAATAAACGCAGGATTTATTAGCTCAGATCGAATTGAAACTGGTTCTTTTGATGCAAAAATCGCAACAATAACAAACGCTCAGATTACTACTTTAGACGCTGGAAAAATCAACACAGGCACATTGTCTGCTGACAGAATTGCCGCTGGTTCTATTGATGCTAAATTATTAAATGTAAATGCAGCCGTTATTATTGACGGCACAATCAGCACCGCCAAAATCGGTGTTGCCCAAATTGACACGCTACGAGTTGCTAATAATGCAGTTACCCTTCAAGCATCGTTTAGTAGAGCAAACGCTGGTGTCGGTAGCTTTGTTATTAACAGCACCACAGGTGGTCAGTTATTGATTATTGGTAACGTATTTGAGGCAAGTATTGCTAATGCCTTATTAACAATTAACGGGGTCGGTGTTGTTCAAGGCACTGATGTAATTATTGATGATGCTGGTACTTTAGGAACATCTAGCGCCACTTCAATGTTTCTCATTAACATTGGCGCAGGTAGCACCACAATATCTGCAAGCTCAAACAGGTCAGGCTTTGTTTTAACAGGATTATTAACCCAACGATGAACGCAATCACATTCTATTTACAAAACGGCGAGATTGATTCTGTCCTTACTGGTGACAGTTCAGTTATAGAGGCAACCATTCCGGTATCTGAATTGGCTTGGATTGAGGGTGCTTGGGACAGATTGACGCATTATGTCTTAGATGGCGAGGCAGTAGATAGACCTGCCAACCCCGCTGTATTGACCGGTTTAACTCTTACAAATCTACCCGTACCATGTAAAATTGTGATTAATGGCACAGAATACGATTGTGATGAAAGTCAAATAGACTTAGATTTGCCAATGATTAATGAATATCTAATCACTGTTGTCGCCTTTCCTTATTTAGATGCGGAGTTTGAAATTGAAACTTAGACACGTTGAGGATTATAGAAAGCTAAGGCGCAAGGCTTATCCAAGCATTGAAGAACAATTGGACGCTCTTTGGCATTCAATGGACAACGGCAAGATGAAGAAAGCAGAACCGTTTTACTCGATGATTAAAGCGGTTAAAGATAAATATTCTAAAGAGGTAAGCTAATGGCTTGGTACAAAACCGGAACAATCACAGTCACCAACGGCTCAACAACCGTTATCGGTAGCGGTACAGCGTGGATTGCCAATGCCGCTATTGGCGAGGCTCTGTACGCTCCTGACGGGCGATTGTATGAAATCACAAACATTGCCTCTGACACGGCTTTCACCATTGCCCCCGCTTATCTCGGTGCTACAGCGGCGGGGGCAAGTTACGTCATTGTGCCAAGCCAATCGTATATCCGTGATCTAGCGGCTCAGGCGGCTGATCTGGTCAACCAGTATTCGACCATTGCGGCGTTTGCAGGGCAGGGCAAGTTTGGTGATGGTACGTTATCGGCTCCGGGCATTCGCTATTCTGACGACTTGGACACGGGTTTCTTTAGATCAGACACCAATGAAGTGACATTCGTAGCAGGTGGCGTGGCTCAGTTTAAGTACAACGCATCGGGTCTGGTATTAACAGGCGCTACATCAGCAGTAAACCTCTCCTACACCGGAACCCTAACAGGTGGCACGGGCGTTATCAACATCGGCTCAGGTCAGGTGTATAAGGATGCGAGTGGGAATTTGGGGGTGGGGACGAGTTCGCCAGTTGCTAACACGCAACTTACATTGTCTAAAAATAACGCCGTAGGTTTGGAGTTTTCTGTTGATAATGAGTTCGCCGGTGGTGTCCGTATTTTCGGTTACAACAGGTCTACCAACGTAAGCGTTCCGGTGTTAAACGTAGCTTCAACATTTAAGTGGGAGACAATAAACAATGCTGATGCCATGTCCCTTGCTAACAATGGAAATTTAGGGGTTGGGGTAGCATCGGCTTTTTATAAAATTGATGCCAGAGCGCCAAATGAATCGTTATTAAATCTATCAAACACAACTGCAACTAGCAACAACACTGTCGAGGCGCAGATATCGTCTTTTGACGGAACTTATTGGAACATCCTTTCGCATAACGCATCCAGTTTTAAGTGGAAAACATATAACGGCGAAAAGATGACACTTACCGATGCAGGCTCAGTCGGGATTGGGACGAGTTCGCCAAGCGCAAAGTTTAATGTTGTTGGTGGTAGGTCGGCTTTTGCCGCCAACAGTGAGAATTTTGCAATTTATTTGCAATATAACTCCG